ATTTTTTACCTAATAATAAAAGTAATATAAATAATTATATAAATAATAAAAAAGAAAATATAAAAAGAAAAAGTTTCGCACCACCAACTCTTCAAGAAGTTAAAAGTTATTGTGAAGAAGCAAAGATAAACATTGACTGTCAACGCTTTATTGATTACTACCAGTCGAATGGATGGAAAGTTGGTAAAAATCCGATGAAAGACTGGAAAGCAACAGTTAGAAACTGGTCGAGAAGAGAAGAAAAAGAAAAAGGTAAACTTCCTGACTGGTACAACAATCAAGATTTAGTGCAAGAAGAAGTTTCTGTCGATGATGAAGAATTAAAGAAGCTGCAGGAACAGCTAGGAGGATAAAAATATGTTTATAAAAGGTTTTGATGAAAATTTAAGATGTAGAGATTACCAGTTTGAAGTAGGAAAAGTATATGATACTGGTGCGGATGAAGAAAAATTAGAATTATGTTCAAATACAGTATTTCATTTTTGCAGAAATTTAGAAAAAGTACATAATCATTATTCTGCGAACCCAAAAGAAAATAATCGTTTCTGTGAAATTGAAGTGTTGGGAAGATTGGTTGAAGACGAAGAAAAATGTGGGTCTAATAAAATTAAAATTGTAAGAGAAATAACTGGTCAAGAACTCGCGAATTTAAGAGGTTTTAAAAACGGAAATACTGGGTTGTTTAACACTGGCGATTGTAACACTGGCAAACGTAACACTGGCAATCGTAACACTGGCGATTGTAACACTGGCGATTGTAACACTGGCAATCGTAACACTGGCTATTGGAACACTGGCAATTGGAACACTGGCGATTGTAACACTGGCGATTGGAACACTGGCAATTGGAACACTGGCGATTGTAACACTGGCGATCGTAACACTGGCAAACGTAACACTGGCAATCGTAACACTGGCGATTGTAACACTGGCGATTGTAACACTGGCAATCGTAACACTGGCTATTGGAACACTGGCAATTGGAACACTGGCGATTGTAACACTGGCGATTGGAACACTGGCAATTGGAACACTGGCGATTGTAACACTGGCGATCGTAACACTGGCAAACGTAACACTGGCAATCGTAACACTGGCGATTGTAACACTGGCAAACGTAACACTGGCAATCGTAACACTGGCGATTGGAACACTGGCAATCGTAACACTGGCTATTGGAACACTGGCGATTGGAACACTGGCGATTGTAACACTGGCGATTGTAACACTGGCGATCGTAACACTGGCGATTGGAACACATGTAATAGATCAACAGGGTTATTTAATACAGAAGAAAGAACAATCACAATTTTCAATAAAGACAGCGGATTAACATGGAATGAAGTCTTAAAAAAAGACTGGTTTTGTGCATTAAATCATAGTTACTTTAAATTGACAGAATGGATATATTACACAGAAGAAGAAAAAGAAAACAGTCCAATCAGAAAGGCAATTGGTGGTTATTTGAAAAAATATACATTTAAAGAAGCGTGTGAAAATTGGTGGAACTCATTGGACGAAATAGATAGAAAACTAATTCAAACAATTCCAAATTTTGACAAATCAATTTTTAAAGAAATAACAGGAATAGAAGTATAAACGACGATACAGAAGAACTTTGACAAAAATTGAGTAAATACTCACGAAAGATAAAAACAACGCTTAGAAGCGTTAAAAAGTGGTACTCCATCTTCATGGTCGAAGCGGAAAATGTGGAAAAGTAAAAAAGAAAGGAAGTGAAAAACACCTCATAACGTAAAATACAAGCCATGACTTCATAACAATCTATGATTTCAAACAAGAAAGGATGTGAATATCCTCGTTTCTATTTTTTCAACTAAAGATTGTTCTATGAAGATGGGGTATCACTTGGAAAGGAGTAATCATGGAAAAAGAATATGCAGTATACCATGATGATGAATTTATTGGAATAGGCACGACAAAAGAACTTGCTGAATTAATGAATGTTATGCCAAGAACAATTCTATTCTATCGTACAAACGCATATCAAAAGAGGTCAAAAGGTAGAGGATATATTGTAATTGATTTAGGAGAATGTGAATGAAAGACATAAAAATTGAATTATATAACGACCATTTCGAGAACGCTAAAAGGTATCAGATACCAAGAGCGCAATTAATTATTGCAGATATACCATACAATATCGGAATGAATGCTTATGGCAGTCGCTCGGATTGGTATATTGGAGGAGACAACAAAAATGGAGAAAGCGAAAAAGCTGGAAGCACTTTTTTTGACACCGACAAAGATTTCAAAATATATAATTTCTTTCAATTTTGCACAAGATTGTTGAAAAAAGAGCCGAAAGAAACAAAAAAAGCACCATGCATGATTATATTTTGTTCATGGCAACAGTTAAACGAATTAAGGGAATATGCCGAGCAATTTGGATTTAAACATGCACAACCGCTATTTTTCATAAAGAAATCGTCAAGTCAAGTTTTGAAAGCTAATATGCGAATTTGCGGAGCGACAGAAGTGGCATTAGTGCTATATCGTGATAAGCTTCCAAAATTTAATAACAAAGGGAAAATGATACTTGACTGGTTTGAATGGGATAGAGGTGGAAATTATCCGAAAATTCATCCAACTCAAAAGCCTGTATCTGTTTTGAAGAATTTAATTGAAATTTATACCGATCCTTATGATGTCGTAATTGACCCAGTCGCTGGGAGTGCTTCTACATTACGTGCTTGTGCTGAATTAAACCGCTCTTGTTATGGTTTTGAGATAAAGAAGGAATTTTACAACAAGGCAAAAAAAGAAATGCTTACTGATGTAAATATGGCACTTGAAATATGACAAACAGAGAACAGGCAATACGCTCGGCGCATTGCTTCAAGGCTTTAAAGGAATTTATGACAAGAGCTGGAGCAGAAAATGCGATAGTTACAGTAGATGGGGAAGATTTACACATTTTGAAAGAGATTAAAAAAGCAATAGTTATGTTAAACGAAAGCGAGGAAAAACAAGATGAAAGAAAAAATAATTGAAATGCTTCATATACAGGAAGCACTTGATAAAAGCTTTATGGAATACATGGGAAGAACTGAACCATTGACGATTGAAGAAGTGCAGAAAGCACTTTATGACGAATGTGGTGAAGTAAATCATGCAATGAAAGCAGAATGGTGCTATTGGAAGAAATCACAGAAACATGTTGACAGAGAAGTAGTTAAAGAAGAGTTGGCAGATGTATACCATTTTGCTCTAAGTTTGCATAGGTTGATATATGGTTTTGAATTTAAATATAAAAAAATTGAATATAGTAAATTCTTGTATAGAGAATGTGATTGGTTTGAAGTTTTAAAAGATATATCTAATGCTGACGGATATGAACTTTATTACACGATTATCTTAACTGAAAAACTAGGCTTCACATTTGATGAAGTGTATGAAGCCTACATGAAGAAAAACAAAGTAAATTATGAACGTATGAAGGAGGGATACTAATGGAAGCGTTGCTTGTGTTGATTGTAATATTTTCATTTTTAGCATTAACAACCGTTGCACAAATTGTGCAAAGAAGAAAATATTACAAGAGTTACGAAATTGACAGAGAAATTTACAGGAGAAATAAAGATGATTGATTATTTTGAAGCATTAAGAGGATTAGTAATTGATGATGATAACGGAACGCTAGGAATCATTGAGGAACTAGAAAAGCAATACAAAGCACTTCAAATTGAAAATGATTTGTTGAAGCGTGAAAACAAGGCGCTTGATGAAGAAAGTGTTTTAAAGTGTAAATTAAATCAGAAGCTAGAAAAAGCATTGGATAAAGCATGTGATTATCTTGAAAGAGTAAATATTCAAGATTGCAAGATTTTTGATGAATATGATGATATTCCTGATATTGCATATTCATTCGATAAAAAACTATGGAAAGAGTGGGCGAAGAAAGATGAATAAATATCAAGAAGCATTAGATGATTTATCATATCCGGATAGTAGTTCTCCCTGTTATGGTTGTAAATGTGGAGAATCTGATTGTGGAGATTGCAATATCAAAAAAGATATTTTAACACTAAAAGAATTAGTCGACAGAGCAACACCGAAAAAACCAAATAAAGAAACAGATTCTGTTTATGGAACAAGTTATTACTGTTCAAATTGTGGAAGTTTTATTACTAGAATCATTAACGAACAAAGAAAAGAAGAAATTTTTAATAAAAACAAAGGATGTAAACATTGCTTGCATGAAATAGATTGGAGTGAAGAAGAATGAAAAAGTTATTATTTTGCGTATGTTGCTTATTGATTTTAAGTGGTTGTAGTGAATTTAATGAAAAATTAAACGATTCGCAGTCTTGGGAAAAGGAAAAAGAATATTGTTCAAATGGAAAAAAGATATGGGTTCTTGAACGTGGTAATGACGAACGTATCAATATAACATCTCAAATTGTTGGTGAATGTGAGTTAGAATAGGATGGTAGATAATGATGTTGAATAAAGAAGAATGTGAAAAGGCATTAGAAGTATTGGAGTGTAAAGCATATGATGGTTGCGATAAATGTTATTCGCAAGATGAAGAATTGTGTAAAAAATGTGAAGATAAAGACTTTGTTGAAGCAGATATAATTAAACAATTAATCAAAGAACACTTTGAACTTGTTGAAGATTATAAGAAATTAGAAATATCAGATGCGAGCAAGGAAGAATGTACAATTGAACAATATGGGGAAATCAAACAATTAAGAAGTGAATTAAATAAATTCAAAAATCCACAACCATATAAGTTTGAAGATTTAAAAGAAGGAATGTGGGTTTGGGATAATTTAAATAAAGATTGCAGACAAATTGCAAGAGTAAATGAATATGGTGGAATTTATTGGTACGGTTCATTGTCTGAATATGAATCTGATAAATTTGAAGAAAATCGTTTCTATCCAGTAACAAAAGCTATGCAGTATCAAGAGGAATTGCTAAGTAGAAAGGAAGATAATAATGAATAGTGTTAATTTAATCGGCAGATTGACGAAAGAACCAGTTTTGCGAAAAACAGAAAGCGGGATGAGTGTATGTTCATTCACTCTCGCAGTAAATCGCGATGTGAAAAAAGAAGGACAACCAACCGCTGATTTCATAAATTGTCAAGCGTGGAACATAGTGGCTGATAACATGTGCAAGTATTTGTCAAAAGGCTCTCAAATTGGATTAAAAGGCAGAATACAAACGAGAAAATATGATGATAAGAATGATAATACACATTATGTCACGGAAGTGATTGCAGAAAAGGTTGAATTTTTGGAAAGTAAGAAAAAAGAAGATAATCAGATAAAAGGATATGATGAAGAATTTGCACAACAAGAAAAAGAGATGTATCAGTACGCACAGGAACACCCAAATAATCAATACGTACAAGATTACATACAATCTGATGATTTACCATTTTAGGAGGAAAATATGACTAATTTAGAATGGATTAAAAATAATGCTAAAAATTTTAATTTAAAAGAAAAAGATGAGCTATGCCTAATTGCATACATATGTAAATACAAACAAGCATGTGGAATTAATAAGACTAGCTGTAATGAGTGCGAGTTTAATAATAATTTAAAGAATAGTCTAAATTGTTTGCTTGAAGAACACAAAGAACCGATTAAACTGAAAAAATGGGAGTATGATTATTTCCAAGTAATGAAAGAAATTGCACCTACACTAGTTAGGGATTTAATAAACACTGATTCTTATTTATTGAAATTAAAAGAAAAAGGATATTTTGAAAACGTTGATTTAAATATGACATTAAAAGAAGTATTAGAAAATTGCGAGGTAGAAGATGAATGAAAAGATGGCAAAAGTAATACTTGATTCAAACATGAAAATGTCGGATAAATCAGAAATCATTGATTACATAAATAAACTCGAAAGACAGATTTTCGGATTGAAAACACAAGTAAGCAATTTGAAGGCAAAAGAAGAAAAATGGTATGGAGGGATTTAAATACTTTCAAAGAAAGACAAAAGGCAATATTTTATAAACGAATGTAAGCAGAGAAATGTATTGATGAAAATGATAATTGAAATAGATAATTCTCAAGCGTTTGACCCAAAAGAGAGGGAGATGTTAGTTAAGCGAGTAAATGATATTGACAATATGATTATGAGAGTAAATGACCCTATTGTGAGAAACATGATAAATGATAAATTCGTGAAAGGTTATTCCAAGCGTAAAACATCAATAATCAACAATTATACAGAAGGGGGGATATACAGAAAAATATATGCTGAACTGGATAAAATCCTATAAAGTGATACAGTGTATCACTTTTATTTATGTAAGATATAGATGTGCAAGAGGTTGCACGAAATAATTCTTTTATTTTTCATTTTTCTATCAAAACTTTCTTATGTGAATGGGTCGTATAGACCCTCAAAAATGGCAGAGTAGAGCATTGGTAGCTTACCAGTCTTATTAGCTGGAGGTAGGTGGTTCGATTCCTCCCTCTGCAACCATAGAATAATAAATCAACCGCATTTTAGGTTGGTTTTTGTCATATAAAAAGGTAGGTGGTTCAATAGCTAGAACAGGTAGACCCAAAATACAGATAAACAAGGAAGAATTTGAGAAATTATGTCAATTGCAATGTACAGAGGTAGACATAGCTAACTTTTATAATTGTTCGGTAGACACTGTAAATAACTGGTGTAAGAAAACGTATGGTATGACTTTTTCGGACGCTTATAAAATAAAGTCTGCGAGCGGAAGAATTAGCTTGAGAAGATGGCAATTTGCAAGGGCAGAAGCTGGAAGCGACAGGATGTTAATTTGGTTGGGTAAGCAACATTTAGGACAGACAGAAAAGGTAGAAGCAACAAATACGCACGAGGTAGAGGATTTGAGTGCTTTAGCTGATTTGTTGAAATGATAAAGCGACAGACAATACCATGGGGCGCATTCAGTGAAAAGCATAAACAGTATATTAAGAACGCGCCGAATTATAGGCATCTCGTAGCAGAAGGGGCAGTACGAAGTGGAAAGACAATTGATCATTGTATAATATCCGCTATGTACCTTGAAAAATGCCCTGATAAATTCCATCTAGCGAGCGGTTCATCAATGCCAAATGCCAAATTGAACATAGGAGAGTGTAATGGCTTTGGTTTAGAGCATTTGTTTCGTGGAAGATGCAGATGGGGAAAATACCGAAGCAATGAAGCCTTGTTTATCCAAACACAGACAGGAGAAAAGATAGTCATATTTACTGGTGGTGGGAAAGCTGACAGTTATAAATCAATCTTAGGGAACTCATACGGACTATGGATAGGCACGGAGATAAACGAGCATTATGACTGTGAAGATAGTCGTACATCATTCATAAAAGTAGCAATGGCTAGACAAATTGCTTCTAAACAACCATTGACATTATGGGATTTGAACCCAAGCGACCCAAACGCAGACATATACTCATCATACATAGACAGATTTCTAGAATTTGACTGGTATAAATATGAGCATTTCAACATTTATGACAATGCTACAATGACATCGGAAAGAATTGCAGAAATCGAAAGCAAGTACGATAAATCATCGATTTGGTACAGAAGAGATATTCTAGGAGAAAGAGCGATTGCAGAAGGGTTATTATTTAGATATTTTGCAGATAATCCCGAGCCTTATTTATCTGATGAAAAAGAGTTGAAAGAAAATCGATATGACCATTTAATTATGGGCATTGACTTCGGAGACAGTGGAAGTAAGTACTCATTCCACTTAACTGGATTTATGAACAACTGGGCAGATTTAAGAGTGCTGGATGAATACGACATACCTAAAAGCAATGGAATAGATGCAAAACTCTTGTGTGATGAGTTCATTAAGTTCTATAAGCGATGTTTGAATGTATGGGGATATGTAGAGTGGATATTCTGCGACAGTGCATCTAATACACTTATAAACACGCTTAGAACCTCTGCAATGAATGAGGGACTTCCTTATTCAAACATTGCACCGGTTTCAAAAAATGAAATATCAGAACGACCGAAAACAGTTGATATACTATTATGCACTGGCAGATTGAAGATAAACAAAAAGTGTAAAAATCTCATTTTATCTTTAAAATCGCTTGTATGGGATGAAAAAAATCCAAACATCCCAAAGGATGAAAACATAAACAACATTAACGACTATTGGGATAGTTTTTGTTACACATTTATCACACATAGCGATTATATTGAACTAAAAAGGTAAAGTTTTTATTCCAAAATGACAAAAAACATAAAATAAGCCTTATATTATAGGCTTTGGAGCAGATGAATATAATCTAATTTGGAGGTGGACTGATAGAAAGTTATGTACAGGAATATTTGCAGAAATTAGGATATACCATAGATACGGAAGCGTTGAAATACATTGAATTAACTGATAAATGGTACACAAACACAGAAAGCGACTTTCACACTGCTTATACAATCAATAATGAAGCGTATGATCTAGAGCGTACCAACTTTGCAAAGAGATTATGTGCAGATGATGCGAATCTGATTGAGGTTGTAGAAGTAAATGCAAGCAAAAATGACGATGATAACAAGATTATTAACGACATCCTGAAAGCAAACAGATTTGAAAAGATGTACAGAAAGCAGATAGAGGAAATGTCCGCAAATGGTACAATAGGCGCTTATATCCGCATTGAAAATGCAGATATTTACAAAGATGGCAGTTATAGAGGTGGTAATATCAAGATTGAATACTGCAATACATTGAATATAGTACCATTATCGGTTGTAAATGATGAGATTACAGAGGTCGCTTTCACAGGGCATTACGTGGAAGATACAAATGATATATATACAATCGTATTATTTGAATTACAAGGCGATACATACATTGCTACAAGCGTTTATCTTGATAAATATGGAAAAGAAATAAAAGAAAAGAAACAGGTTGTTAAACTTGGAAACGTTAAACCTTTTGCAATCATGAGGACTGCAGAAGTAAACAACCTGAAAATGAATGGATATGGCTTTCCAAAATTATGGGGAGCAATTCCAAATTTAAAAATACTTGATTTGACAATGACGATGTGGAAAAGGGATTTAGAAAAATCTGATAAAATCATACTGATAAATGACAAGCTTTGTAAAATGGTAGATGGAAAACCTGTACCGCCAAACAAACAGATGAAAAATGTGTTTGTGCAAGTTGGTGCGGATAAATTACCACAACAAGATACTCTTTATCAAGAGTACAATCCAACTGTACGTATTGATAATGTGAAAAACTCTCTCGAAACTGCATTGTCGCTTTTATCCATGAATTATGGATTTGGAACAAAAAAATATTCATTCGAAAATGGGAGAATAGTGACCGCTACTGAATATGTGGGAGAGCGACAGGATGCAATGCAAGAAATTAATAAGCAACGTGCTGAAAGCGTTGAATATATTACCGGCATAGTGAAAGCTATTGCTTATTTCTACGAGCAAACACAAGACACAAAACTGAATGTCGATGAAGTTATGGTAGACTTTGACGATAGCTACATAGAGGACAGAAGCGCGGTTGCTGAAAGCATGAGAAATGATGCGTTGTCATTCGGTATTCCTGAATTACAGGTATGGTATTTCATGAAAAAATACAATCTATCAGAATATGAAGCAAAGAAACTGATAAATCAAATGCCTTCAAATGACGAAGGAGATGAGGGCGATGAATAATGGATGAACAGGAAAAGCAAGAGGAACAGTGTCAAACTTCCATAGACATAGCTAGAGCGTTTGAAATGAGTGTTTGTCTTATGTTGATTGACAAAATAAGAAAAGTCCTTTCAGATGGCTCTAAAAGAGCGAAAGCAACCGCATTACACGAAATACGGAAGTATGTCAAAGAAGAAACAAAAGCCTTTCTTAAACAGGAAAAAGAAGCGGTTAAGCATGATTTAATGCTTGTAGGAGAAAGTGCCTACGACAACCTAGATAAACGCTCAAAAAAGCAAATTAAATGTAATACATTTGTTTCAAGTTACGCAAAAGATACAGATGATTATTTCAAAAAGTACATGAAAACGAGCGGAAACAATTACATTTTGGACAAAAACACTAATATTTACCAGTTTTTCAACAATTTTATTGAGCAAAATGTGAAAGATGTGGTAGATGGAAAAGTACCGATTGAAAAGGCAATATCGGATGCGGTGGACAAATTGGCACAAAATGGGCTAAAAATTGTAGATTATGCATCCGGAAGAACTAGAAGTATCGAGGTATTTGTTAGACAACAGATGCTTTATGTATCAAAGGAAAGCGTACAGGATTTAAGAATTGCCAACGCGAAAAAAGATGGCATTACGATATGGGAGTTTGATGCACATCCAAATGCTCGCCCAAGTCATCAGAAATGGCAAGGAAAAAGGTATGATGAAACAGGTAAGTATTATCCAAAAGTTGATGAGTTGACACATGGAGAACATAAAGATTTTGGGTGCAAGCATGATGCGTTTCCGGTATACAACAAAGATGACCCTTATATGTTTACCAAAGAACAATTAGAGAACATTAATACAGAGCCATTTGAATGGAATGGAAAGACATATGATGGTTATGAAGCAACGCAGAAAATGCGAGCGCAAGAGAGAACAATCAGAGATTATAAAAAGCGAATAAAGATGAAAAAGGAGCAAGGAGTAGACACTACAAATGATGAATTTCTTCTAAAAAAACATAATGCTGAATATACATCATTTTGTAGAACATTCGGAACATACAGGCGGTCAAATAGGCTTAAAATAGCGTAGAAAGTGATACTTTGTATCGCTTTTTTTTTGAAATAATATGATTAATCCAGTGGTGTAGGAATTGCACCTTAAATACATTCTAGGAGGTAAATATGAAAAACATTGAAAAAATCTTGCAAGACATGGGAATTGAACTGACGGAAGAGCAGATAAAAACGCTCAATAAAGAAGTTGGGGAAAATTACAAAACAATTAGCGATTACAACATGCAAGTTGACAAATTGGCAACTGCAAACCAAAACGCAAAAAATAATGAAGAGGCATTAAAAAAGTTTAAAGACGAACTCGCAAAACTCGATGTAAAAGACATGGATGAGTTGAATCAGAAAATGAACAATTATGTGACTTCATTGTCAAATCAGAAAAGCGACTATGAAAAGCAAATCAAAAAGCTTGAAATGAGTGCATTGCTGAAATCAAAAGCTGATGAATTTGGATGTGTTGATTTCGAACTGGCCAAAAGTCAATTAAACATTGATGAATTGCTGGAAAGCAAAGACCAGTCAAACGACATTGAAAAAGCATTTAATGCACTTAAAGAAAGCAAACCTATTCTTTTTAAAGAGATAGAAGAAAATCCCATTGACAAATCTGAAATTATTGGCGGTGCCGGAGAAGGCGGAGCAAATAATGACAAAGCATTAAGAGCGGTAATGGGATTAGAGTAGAAAGGAGATATTTAAATAGCGAATAATATTACATTATCAAAGAATTATGTATCATTGTTGGATGAAGTTTATAAAAAAGCTTCATTGACGAGCGTGTTGACATCAGATTCATCTTTGATTCGTATGGGTAATAACGCGAAAGAAATCGTTATTCCTAAAATGGAAATGGATGGATTGAAGAATTACACTAGAAATAGTGGATATACTGATGGGGATGTTAAATTAGACTGGGAAACAAGACAATTTAACTATGATCGTGGCATCAGATTCCATGTTGATTCAATGGACAACGAAGAAAGCATCGAATTAGCATTCGGGCGCTTAGGTGCACAGTTCCAGCGTACAAAAGTAGCGCCGGAAGCAGATGCATATACATTATCAACTTTGGCAACAAAAGCAACTGCAAATATTAGTGAATACACTTTAACAACAGGAGAGAATGTCTTGGATGCATTAAGAGCTGAACAGAATAAGATGGATGAAGATGAAGTGCCATCAGAAAGCCGTATCCTGTTTATCACACCTACATTATTACGGTTGGCCAAATCAGTAGACACTTATAAAAATATGGGTGTTTTAGATGAATTCGCACAAGTTATTTCAGTACCACAGAAACGTATGTATACATCAATTGAATTAATTGATGATGCACAGAATGATGCAGATAATAACATGAAGGGCGGTTACAAGAAAGGTTCTTCTGCAACTGAATTATTATTCTTGATTGTTGAAAAATCTGCGGTTTTAAAATGGGATAAACATATTGCATCTAACATTATCACACCGGATGACAACCAAACAAGTGACGATTACTTGCAGAAATATCGTAAATACGGAATTGTTGATGTATTTGATAATAAATTAGCAGGAATTAGAGGCGCAAAAGCCCCCTTATAAGCGCCGATTCAGCAAGAGTCGGCAAAGCTAAGGTAGGAAAGGCGAAAGTAGGTGTTGAGTAATGGCATATTCAAAAAAAACTTGGGTAGATGATGAAGTCATCACGAAAGAAGCATTGAATAACATTGAAACAGGGATCGAAAATACAGAAAAAGCAATTCCATCAACTGCAACTAAAACCAAAGCAGGAACAGTAAAACAAGCTGCTATGGTAGCGGAAGCAGCGGGAGAAAATGTAACACAGGCAGAATTTAAAGCGTTATTGGATTCATTAAAAACATCCGGTATCATGGCATCTAGTTAATTTAAAAGGGGGTTGAGATATGAACAATTTAATTGATTGGGAGTATTACAACTCCCATTTTCCAAAAGTAAAAGAAGAACGATTTAACCAGCTATCATATCGTGCTGAAAGAATGGTGTTGAAGAAATTGAGTACAGACATTTTTGGAGAGCATGAGAACGATGTGAAAGACTGTATATGTTGTGTGATTAATGTACTTGATATCCATGAAAAATCAAATGGTATTACATCTACGAGCAATGATGGATATTCTGAATCTTACGCTAGTTCAACAACAGAAGAAAACAAACAGGCAATCACTGACATTATTTATGAATGGCTGGGAGATAGCGGATTGATAAAAAGCGGGTGGATAGCATTATGATATTCAATGATACAGTCACATTGATTAACCATTATTATGATGCTATCACGAGAGAGGACAGGTTCAATAAGACAATCCTAACCGATTGTATGTGGAGAAGGAAATCTCAAAAGAGCGTATCAAACAATCAAATACAGATAGCTGATTATATTTCTATCACAATACCATTCAGAGATGGATATGTACCGCCTAATGTATATCAGAAACTTCCAAACGACGAAAAGAAAAAATATTTCACATTGAATACTGAGAACAACATGGATATCGTTATTCTTGGCGAAGTAAATGAAGATGTATTTGACTATTCCTCATTGCAAGAGATTGAAAAAAAGTATGAATATCATACGATTGCTGGAGTTAGTGATAATACTTTGGTATACAATTTGAAACACTGGAAGGTAGATGCAAAATAAAAATCAAGATGAAATCCTTTCAACAGATATTGGCAGATAGAGGACTTGACGACCATGGAAAAGTACAGAGATACATCGATAGCGAAGTTATTCGTTTAATGTCTCCGTATACTCCAAAAGATAGCGGTGCTGGTATTGACAGTGCCACGCGATTAACGGATATTGGCAGTGGTAAAGTCATGCAAGGGGGGGCAAGTGCTCCATATATGAAGAAATGGTACTATACCCCAGCAAACTTTACAGGTGCTCCAATGAGAGGAACATACTGGTTTGAACGAATGAAGCAGAATGGCGGTAAAAAAGCCATCTTAAAAGGCGCAATAAGAGAAAGCGGTGCAAAGAAATGACGATTAATGAAAGCATTATTAAATGGCTATATGAATATGGGCAAATTGAAATTGATGAACGTATAGACACCGATTTATTACAGGCAAAAGCAAATGCCTATGCGGTGTCGAAAACGCCAACAACAATAAAAGAGGAATTTATTGATGGCAGTTCATTTAATACAGAATATTACACTTTCTTTATGCGAAAGAAATCGCAGTTTGAACTGGACAGAAAAGGAAACAATGCTTTCCTTGAAGAACTAACAGACTGGGTAGAAGAGAGAAACGCGGATGGCAATATTCCAAAACTAGATAATAATAGATTTTGTGAAAGCATATCCATCTCAAGCGGATTTTATCTCTTCGAAACGGAAGAAAGTGAAAGTGTATATCAATTAACTTTTGAAATTATATACAGAAAGGAGAAAGCTAATAGAGAATAAAGAAAAAGCAGTAGCGGTACGTTCTACAACAGGCACAGAAGTTCAGGTAGGGCAGACAGTCAAAAAGTACATGATTGGTTTGTTCTTACAGATGGAAGAAGCTTATAAACGTATCAAAAAATCAACAACGCTGGAATTAAGTGTTGAGGCAGAAACGGACACACAGGATTTCATCGCTGATATGTCTCCGACAGAAATGCTTAAAAATTACAAAGTATCTATCGCTCAAGATCTAACGATGATTAAGGGAGAAGAGGACTTCGAGTATGTTTGGGAGCATTTTTTCAACGATGTACCGGTTAATAAAGAAGTAAACGTAAAATGTATGGTTGCATTTATGTTCGATGGAGATAAAACCGCCGGATATAAAGCATGGGAAACAGATGCTAAGCTGATGTTTGAAAGCCTTAATGGAAACGACTCAAAAATCAACTTTACAATAAATTTTGGCGGTAATATCAGAAAAGGACTTGCTAAAAATGCAGACAGTCAAATCACATTTGAAAAACAAGGAGCGTAAAAAATGGCAAAAATTACAATCAATTCAAAAACTTATGAATTAAAAAAGAAAACAATGCAGATTGCGAAAAAGATCGAAGAAATGTTCAGTGCTCAATCTTTAATTGAACAGTATGAAAAGCAGTTTGAATTTGTTGAAATGATTTTGAAAGAAGAAGAAATCGTTGAAATTTTTGGTTCAAACAACATTGATGATATTGACCTTGATGAATTAACTCTAGTATGTAATATGGCAAATGATTCCTACAAAGAAAAAATTAACGAGCAACAGAAAAGAAGCGCTGAAAAATTATCCAACAACAGAGCCATTGATAAAATCATCGAAGCTGGAAAATCACTAGAAAACATCAATAAGTTAAATAACAAATGATAGATTTAAGAGAAAAAGGCTTACCTAATGCCATCAAATCGGCAGATGGCAAGCCTATTTTATTAAATACAGATTTCAGGCTTTGGATAAGGTTCTATGATGATGTACAAAATGATGATATTGACAGAGATATATCATATTTATTTGTAAAAGAACCGCCTGTAATTGATAATTTTATTTTTCAACAGTTGCTTCAATTTCTATACAACCCATCAAGCACTCCAAATACAAGCGCCAGCGATGATAAAGTATTAGACTATGTGCAAGATGGGGAATATATTTTTTCTTCGCTATATGCAACGTATGGTGTTGATATAACGGAAATAGACATGCACTGGCATAAGTTCAAAGCGTTATGCGATAACGTGATTGGAGAAGGCACCTTGTGGGGTTATGCAAAATCAATGAGAGGATATCGAAAACCTTCGAAAAATGATACTTATGAAAAACAATGCGCAAGAGCACGAGAGGAATGGTCATTCCCAATCAAACTAACAAAAGAAGAACAAAAATTAAAAGAAGAATTCGATGATTACTTTGGATAGGGGGTGTAATATGAATAGCTGATGGAACATTACTTTTTGAAACCAAGCTAGACACCAAGGGATTACAAACAGGATTAAAAGCAGTGGATGGCGGTTTGAAGAAAATGCAAAAGACCGCTCTTGTCGGACTTGGAGCAATTACGACCGGACTTGCCGGAATTGGTACTACTGCAGTTTTGACAGGGCAAAAATTTGAAACCAGTTTTGCGAAAGTATCAACCATGTTCGGTGGTGTAGATGTCGATGTAAAAGGGTTGAAAAATCAAATTTTAGATTTATCAACTGCAACAGGAATAGCTTCTGATGAATTAAATGAGGGATTATATTCGGCATTGTCTGCTGGTGTCCCTGTAACAGAAGATATGACGGAAGCAATTGACTTCTTGACAACTTCTACTAAACTTGCAAAAGGTGGATTTACCACAACAGAAAAAGCGGTAGATGCGGTTACGACTGTTTTGAATGGATACAAAATGGAAACAAAAGATGCTACAAAAGTTGCTGATCTTCTTTTGCAAACGCAAAACAAAGGTAAGACTACAGTTGATGAATTAGCTTCAAGTATCGCACAGGTTACACCAACTGCATCTGCAATGGGAGTTTCATTCGAACAGGTTACTGCAGTGTTAGCAACCATGACCGCGCAAGGTACTCCTACATCTATGGCGGTTACCCAGCTAAACCAGTTAATCAATGAACTCGGAAAAGAAGGGCAAACTGCAAATAAAAACATGATGGAAATGTATGAGAGCATGGGATATGGTAAAAAATCATTTACAGAACTCATGCAAGAAGGTGTCGGATTAAATGACATAATCGCAGATATGGAAGCCTATGCGAAGGAAAATGGCAAATCATTGATTGATATGTTTGGCTCTGTTGAAAGTGGTAAAGCTGCTTTGTCAATGGCTGGAGATAGTGCGATTACTTATGCAAAGAATTTAGATGCAATGTATCAATCGCAAGGTTTGACACAAAAAGCATCCGATACAATGAATGATACTTTTGAAACACAGGCTTCACGATTGAAACAAGTTGTATCATCTAAACTAATTGAATTTTACAATGGACTACAAGAACCTTTAAAAAAGGTTACAAAAATGTCTGCTGATTTTATTTCAAATATGGATGTGGATAGCGTTATTAATGGTTTAGGTGTTCTGATTGGTGTATTAGGCGGTGCATTTGCAATTTTAACAAGTATGCGCGGTGCTATTGCGTTGTTTAATATAATAACAACAGTGCAACAATTAGGCGGATTGAATGTAATGCTTATGAATTTATCATCTAATATAGGGGTGGTAATAGCAACCATAGCCCCTGTCGTTGGTATCATAGCTGGAATAATCGCTATTATTACCGCTGTAACACTCGCAATTAAACAATTATGGGAAACAAACGAGGGTTTCAGAAATGTTGTAATGACCGCAATAAAAGGCATTACAGACACGTTGAATAATGCCTATAATACAATTATCAAACCTGTATTAGACAATCTTGTTAAAATTTTATTAGATGTTTGGAACAATGGAATTAAACCTTTATGGGATAATTGGGTAGCTTTTGTGGGCGCAATTATTTCAAGAATGGCTGATTTGTGGAACAATATAAAACCTATTGTAGACTGGTTTATAAGTGTTTTCGGCCCTGTATTATCGAACATCATTAATAGTGTAGCTAATGCGTTTGGCAGTGCAATTAGAACAATTATTAATGTAGCTGGCTCTTGGTTGAAAAACATCACATCTGTTGTAGATGGTATCATACGTATATTAAATGGAATTATTACATTCATAAAAGGGGTATTTACTGGAAATTGGAAGATGGCATGGCAAGGTGTAGTTGATATATTCGGCGGTATTTTTTCAACTCTTGGCGGTTTGGTATCTGCGCCTATAAATGCGGTAATTGGATTGATAAACGGAGCAATTGGTGCAATAAATTCTATTTCTGTTGATATTCCAAAATGGGTTCCAGTTTTTGGTGGTAAACATTTTGGGTTAAGCATTCCAAGAATTCCATATCTTGAAAAAGGTGGTGTCTTGAAAAAAGGACAAGTTGGATTATTAGAAGGAAATGGTGCAGAAGCCGTTGTGCCACTTGAAAAAAATAAAGCTTGGATTAGAGCGGTAACAAAAGATTTTGTAAGATTTATGCCACAAGTTCAAAAAGGCAACACGACACAGGTAAACAATTTCTATCAAAAGGTAGAAACACCTGATGAATACGCAAAAGCTATGCGATTGCAGAATAAATACGGATTGGCGGGTGTATAGAATAGACAATCAAGTAAAAGTACGAATGATTAGAGATGATGGGAGAGAATTCATCATCGACAATCAAACTTGGAAAATACCAAGTGATGGATTAGAGGGATGGGATAGCCTATCCCCTAATCTTGATGTAAAAAATAAAGTGTTTGGGTATGGTGCAGAATTTACAAATGATCATGCACAAATTGGTTCACAAGATAGAAGTGTGACTGCTATTTTAATAAATAAAAATTTAAGTGAAGTCATGCGTGATGTGGTTTTGTCATTTATCGGTGTTGATAGAACTTTCAAAGTTTATCTAACATATATGGGGCGTACTCGCTGGTGTGAAGGAAAAATTGCTGGTTATTCTCTTCCAACTGGAAAAATATATGATTATCTGAAATTTACATTTACAATAAGATGCCCGCAACCATTTTTATTAAGCGAAGATGAATTTGGGCAGAATATCGCAGAGGTAATGCCTCGTTTTGGATTTCCTTATGTTTCTTTAATTGACAGAGGATTTATCTTTAGTGAATATAAATTCGCAAAAGAAGTAGTATTGGACAATTTTGGCGATGTAGAAACGTATGCGAAAATCGTAATAACTGCAAGCGGAAACGTGACAAACCCAGTCATAAAAAAAGATGATAAATTCATAAAAATAATTGATACATTGGCACAGGGGGATGTGGTTATAATTGACTTGACGGGTAGAAAGCCAATCGTGAAAAAGAATGGTATTAACATCATAGGAAGAACGGACAAACAATCTTCTTTCAAAGATATGGCATTTGCGATAGGAAATAATACGATATCATTTGATGCGGATTATGGCTCTAACCTTATGGATGTAACAATCTACTATAATCAACGATATGGGGGTATCTAAATGGAGTTCAAGGCACTTGATAACAATTTTAATTTGCTTGACATTATAGTATCTTCAAACATTCAATGGAACAGAAAATATTACACTGTTGGAGATTTTGAAATTGAAATACCGATGATTGATTATGATTCAAACATGAAGTATATATACTGTCCACAACGTCCTGAAGTTGGAATGATTCAAAAGGTTGCTAACTCGCAGAAAAATATACTTTTAAGCGGTTATTTCCTAGAAAGAAAAATGTTTGATAAGATTATATATCCAACATTCTATGGAAGAGGCGATATTTCTGATGTATGTATACAGATGATTAACCAATTTAAAGAAGATATTCCAATCAACTCCATACAGAAAAGAGAAAGTGGCTCTAATGTTGATTTTCAAGCCACGGGAGATGAATTAGGCAGAAAGTTATATGAAGTTTTGCAGACACAGGAAATGAGTTATAAGGTAACGTATGACTATGTAAATGGAAAAATTAACCTAATAATTTACAAAGGCGATGATAAGACACAGGATAGCGGTGTGGATGACCCTGTAACATTTTCTACATCTTGGAATAATTTGAGTGATATAGAACTAAATGTTGACAATTCAAATTTCAAAAATTATTTTGTTGTAGCTGGTACAGGACAGGCAGATGAACGTATTACAGTAGATGTTGATTTATCAAATGGAACATACAAACAAAAACTATTTGTCGATGAAAGGAACACAAAATACAATCCTGATGAACAAACACTTGATGGGTACAAGGCTGAGTTAAGACAGAAAGGTTTAGAAAAGGCTCTTGATTATGAAGTCATAGAGAATGTATCTTTCAAGGTTGACCCAACAAGCTATGAATATATGGTTGATTATGACTTGGGAACAAAAGTAGATACAGTTATAACAGAATTAAATATGGCATTTGAAACAAGAATAACTGAAATTCACGAAGTCTTCAAAGATGGATTACATTCGATAGAAATAGAGGTTGGAAATCCTGTTAAGAAAAAATTCCAAAATATCAGAATATAGAAAGGATGATGCAAATAGAATTAACTGCTTTTCCATACGACAGTGAAGTTATACGTTATGAAAGCGATGGAATGCCAGTTTATGACAGGGCGATTACATCGAAGGAATATAGAAATTTGTTTTTAAAATACTTCACAGAGGGAGTATTCCCAAACCCTAGCGATAATTTTCAAATCGTAGAAAACTCATCACAAGGAGCACTTGTTAAAAAAGGATATGCAAATGTAAGAGGGGTTTTAATCGAATTAAAACAAGATACCCCTATCACTTTTGAACAGGCGGATAGCTTGGATAGAATTGACAGGGTCGTGCTTCGTCATAATGACACAAAATCGGTAAGATATGCTGATGTTGTGATTTTAAAAGGAAGTCCTTCTAACAGTCCGCAAGCGCCTAATATTACAAGAGATGAAACGATATGGGATATCGTGTTAGCTGATGTAAGGATTAGAAAAAATTCGAGCAATGTGACACAGGCTCAAATCACAGACAGACGATTAGACAGTGAGTTATGTGGTATCGTTGCTGGTACCATTAAAGAGGTTGATACAACTACGTTATATAATCAAATCCAAAGCGATTTATCTCAATTCAAAGAAAATGAACAAACTGAATTCTTGGAATGGTTTGAAAGTATAAAAGGTAAATTGGGAGAAGATTTAGCTGGTAATTTGCAATTACAAATCGACGATTTAGATTCAAGAACTGATGTTTTAGAAGAAGCTACTTTTACAGGAGGAGTTAATCAAGCAAAAAGTGAATTTAGCGGTATTACAGGAGATAATGGCATCGAAATTGCAAGAATAGAAGGTGCTTATAAACAGGATGGAACACCGACTCCGGAAGCACCTATTGAGCCACAATTCTTTCATGCAACAGCATTTAATACAAATGGTGGAAATTTATTTGATGCTTCGAAATTGCCGACTAAATCGCAAGGTGGAGCGACTGTTACAAATAATGGAGATGGGAGTTTTACTGTTGTTGGAAGTGGAGAAATGACAGGATTTTCACAATTTTATACATACCCTAAAGATTTAGCTAAAATATTACTAAAAGTTGGTACATTGAAAGGAAAAACAGAAGCAATAACAAATCCAATATACACTTTTGGTGTATACGATAACAAAGGAACACCTGTAGCTGTTCTTTATGGAAATGCACAAAACACATCTGTATCTATCACAGAAGATATGATTTCAAAAATAGAAAGTGGAGAATATATATTAAGAGAATATTTTTACGGAGAAAATAGTAAAAGCATAAAAGAAGGGACGATAAAACCAGTAGTATACCAAGAAGGTGATGGTACTTTCTACCCATTCAACGCATCATCAACACCAGTTGATATCGAATTAAGAGCATTGCCGAATGGAGTAAAAGACACGTGCGAAAATGGTGTGATTACAAGAAGAGTTGGATATTATGATAGTTACAATTCGGAGCAAATAAACGGAAGTTGGATATCAAGTACAGGAGAATTATCGGTAGGTGCAAAAGTTTGGTACGAACTTGTCACACCAACCACAGAACAATATCAAATACCTGTACTTCCATCATATTATCCATTCACTAATGCTTGGTGCGATTCAGAATTACAGTCAAATATCACATGGAATGCATTAACTGGTAGAAGCAGTATTTTAGATGGATTGGGTAACTTGATAAAAGAAGCACCTATGACAGCACCTCAAAATATTTTAATAAATGGAGATTTTCAGTGTTGGCAACGTGGGGATACTTTAACCATAAAGAATGCGGAATATGGACCCGATTGTTGGCGGTCGTATGCGTTAAATGCGACAGGGATAACAATAGAAAAAGTAGATAATGGAATGAAAATAAAAAGTCTTAGCGGAGTATCAATCTGTAATTTTTATCAGTATATAACGGATAAAAATCTTAATGGCAAAAAAGCTATGTTTGCTTATTCCGTAAATGACAAAATAACCTCAAAACTTTTGACACTTAATCTTTCAAGTGGTAAAGATAATCAATGTTCAATAAACGATTTAAAAGTTAATGATATAGTGAATTGGGCTCATTTATATCTTGGAGAAATTAACTACGAACATCAGAAAGAAGATAAAACAGTTGCACTTATGAGATGTTCGCCATTTATTGAAAGAGCAAAATTTACTGTAACTGCAACAGGATCATATTTTATGAATGGATTTAGTTATAAAATGGCAAAAGAAAACAATCCGATAATAAATGTATTATCAGTTGCGAATAGTGATGGTGCAGTAAATAAATCAGATTTTAGCTTTTCTGTCATAGATAAATACTTTGCGAACTTCATAAGATACAAAGGTGGAAGTTGTGCATCTTTAAAAAATAATGTATATACATTTGATGTTTTATTAACATGCGAAACACTCTAGGAGGTAATCTATGGAAGAAATAAAATATAAAGTTTATGTAAAAAAAGATGAACATGGAAGTATCATTTCAATTTGGTCAACTGGAAATCAAGCGTTAGTGGATTCACGAACAGAATCACAAATGATGGAAGATGGTTATGTTTTCATTGACGAAGGAACAGATGGGGATATTTATGGTTATGCTCAAGTAAATTATGCAGAAATGAAACATGGAAAACCTTTATTTGATGAAAATTGGATTCCTAACTTCCATGATGATTTTGTCGAATGGACAGAAGAAGAAAAAGCAGAAAAATATCCACCTGCAAAACCTCAACCAACTGAACAGGATTTAATCAACGCAGATATTTATTTGCAGTTGGCACAATTGCAGATGAACAATATAAATACTATGTCGATTATGGTATTATCAAAAAGTCCAAGATATGACCTATTGAAGCAATACTACGATATGGGTATCTACGATAATGAAAGCATGAAAGTGTTCGTGTCTTGTGGTTGGATTTCATCAGAAGAATATGAACAAATCACATCTCGCAAATATCAAGCAGATATGTTATAATTTTACAAAAGGAACGTGATGGAATAGAATATATAGCATTATTAGTTAGTATATGTGCAGTAGTTGTTCCGTTTATTTTTTCAATTTTAAATTATCGAAGAGCAACAAAAAAGCAAGAAAGCGATGAAACTTCTAACATGGTATCACTAAAAGCAGACTTGAAATACATGAGTAAACAGCTTAGTGACATTTCATCAAAGCTTGAAAAGTTAGAAGAAAGTGTAAGCACTGTAAATGAAAGAATCGTAAAAAACGAAACAAATATTGAAACGCTGTACAAGAAATACGATGAATTGAAAAAGAGAATTGAGAGGTTAGAAAATGCAGGATAAAATTAATGAAATTAAGAACAATGTTAAAGATTTGACAAAAGAAACCGAATCGCTTTACAAGTTGGCCATTGACACAATGGAAAAAAACTACAAGCGTGAAAGATTCACAGTAAAATGCCTTTTAGGTATTATTGCGGTATTGCTTGCGATAAATGGCTTTCTAGCATATCAGTTTGCGACTACTACAGTTGTTGAAACAGAAGAATGGACACAAGAGGGAGATTACAACATGTACAATAAAGATGGTTCTACAATGACGAATGGAGAGTTGCCAAATAGCAAGACAGACGAGAAAGGTAAATAGACGTAGAGTTAAAGTGCGTGAAGTTGGTGTGTGTTCAAAATGTCGTAGGTTCATGTCTATGGGAAAGAAAAAGAAGAAATGAACGCGGATATCTTGAAAAATATAAACACACATCAAGCGTTATTATTGATTAAAGCAACAGGCTTAAGAAAAAAATATGAAGAAATACTGATTATGCGATACGTTGACGATTTATCATGTAATGATATCGCAGACATCAAACACATTGAGGTTGAAAGTGCAAGAAATCTAGTATGGAAAGCACGCAAACAATTTGATAAATACACAGAGGGTTAATTCCCTCTTTTTTTTATGCTTTTTTTGATGATTTTTACGTTATAAACCGAAGATTAGCAAAACCTCTTGAAAGCTATAAAATCAAGGTATAAAGAGGTGGTATTCATGCGTGAAGAAATCATAGAAGCATTACAATATAAATTCCACATTTACCGAAGTTTAGCAGAGGAAATATTTGAAATTCACAAAGATAATATAGATATTTTGTTGATAAAAATGGGGGTGCAATAAATGTATTACAATCCAATGCAAGCAAGAGCAGATAGTCTAATGCAACAAAGACAAATGATAGATAGCCAGCTTCAACAATTACAACAGTTTTCAAATGTACCGCCAATAAACATAAACAATCAAATAACTCCACAACCACAATCCAACTTCGATTTTAACGGAAAATGGGTATCAGACGAAAGCGAGGCAAAAGGTATATCTAATAATAATTTACCTTTGATTTTGTTTGATAAAAACAGCCCTATATTTTACATGAAAAATCTTGATGGAAGTTTTAAAAAATTCAAGTTTATGGAAGTTGTTGAAACGCAAGAAGAAGATAGAATTACCGCATTAGAAAACAAATTTAACGCTTTTCTAGAGCAATTCTCACAAGTTAATACACCTAAACAAGAAAGTGTAGAAAAAGCTAAAAAGGGGGCGAACAAAAATGAGTAATCCTTTGTTTAATATGATGAACCATAATCCCATGAACCTTGTAAAAGGGATGATGAACGGAAATCCACAAGACATGTTGATGAACATGTTGAAACAACAGAATCCGCAAGGGTATCAACAACTACAACAACTAATGAATAGCGGACAAGACCCTAACAAAATATTAGAACAAATGATGGGGAATTTAAACCCTCAACAGAAAGCGCAGATTCAACAAATGGCTAAACAATTTGGAATTGGATAACAATGTCGTGAGACATAGTTATAGATTGCTAGAAAGGAGGAATAGTTAATAGATGGAACTAGCATGATGGGAATTCAGCCAACATACGATTTGGCAGACAGAAATGACGGATTCGGAATGGGAGGCTCTTGGGCTTGGATAATCTTAATTCTGTTATTAGGTGGTCGTGGCTTCGGCTGGGGTGGAAATGAAGGAGTACAGGACAACTTTATTTCTAACGAATTTATCAAACGTGATATTTTCAACACTAATCAGAATGTAAGTGCACAGGGATGTTCAGGTCGTGAAGCAACTTTAGAAGCACAGTATCAGACATTGCTCGGATTTAAAGACCAGCTATATGCTCAGCAACAGTGTTGTTGTGAAACTAACCGCAATATTGATGCGGTACGTTCTGAAAACTTCAAGAACACTTGCGATATTACAACTGCAATTCATGCAGAAGGCGAAGCAACTCGTGCATTGATTCAGGCAAACACTGTACAGGATTTGCGTGACAGATTAGCAGACCGAGACAGAGAACTAATGACCGCTAACTTCCAGTTAAGTCAGCAAGCACAATCTGCAAATATCGTAGACCAGTTGAGACCATGCCCAAAACCAGCATATTTGACATGCTCTCCATATTTCGCTTATAACAATGGTTTCGGCGGATGTGGTGGATGCGGAAACAACTTCAATGTTTAAGCATAGCGTATTTACGCATAAGTGCTATTCTTGGTAGGCTTATGCCTACCTTTTTTCATACAGGAGGTAACACATGGAAAAAGAAAATAAAAAGCGCCATGATGAACCAAAACCGCAAGAAACCGCGGTATTTAATGTAAATTATCAAAATTTTATAGAAGGAGTGAATGATATGATTAATAGTGTAAATGTACCAGTTCAGACAGTATTGCAAAACGCAACAATTTTATTTGGAACAGACAGAGTAAGAAGTCGCAGATGCGGATGTGAATGCGGAGGATGGTTATTCCATGATTTAGGAAGTGGCCAATTTATACTAACAAACAATAGATGTGATTGTGCAGTTTTTGAAATTCTATTCAATGCAAACGTAACGAGTGCAACGACAGGAGCATTGCCATTTGTTGTCCAATCAAACGGAGAAGCTATTGGCGGTACTGAAATGGATTATACTGTTGCTACTGCTAATACGTACGGAAATGTTTCTGCCAGCACACTGGTAAAAGTACCAGCAAGAGCAAGCATCACAATTACAGTTAAGAACATTTCATCATTGATTGCTCTTGTCAAGGATGCAAATATCATCATTAAAAAGATTGCATAACCATGCGTGATATAGACTGGTTGTTTCTTGTATTAACCTTATTCAATACCAATATAGGCTTGAATAACCAAGAAAAGAATAGAGAACAACATCAACATTTAGACGAAATTAATGCAAAGCTAGATAAGATACTGGAGGCGATGAATCATGAATAATTATTCTATGTTAGACATTGTCGCAATCGTCTCCTTTGTCTTGCAGCTACAAAATAATGATGAATTGCAAAAGCAGACATCAAATGATGAGATTTTTAAAAAGTTGCATGATGATGTGATGATGGTTTTAGAAGATAATCGTGAATTATGTACAGAAATAATAGAGCAAAATAAACAAATAATTCAAATGTTGGGAGGTGTAGACAATGCACAAGGTAATTGAAACAAGTGAAAGACTTATTGATGAAGCATTAAGAGGACTTTCAAAAGGATATAATCAGCTTGATTTAGATGTTCTTGGGAAAGCAGTAGACATCTTGAAAGATGCGGAAACAATCGAAGCTATGAAAGGCAATTATCAAGTTGAGTTAAAGGATGGAAAAGTTTATTCAGAAAAAAAGAATGATGATATCGAATATACGCAAATTGATGATAACATCGCTAGAATGGATAAGCATTTCAAAAAATATTGCGAGTATAAAAAAGAATATCAAGAGAAGAGAGAAGAAGTTTATAGAGAAAAATGCATTCATGAATTAGACAAATTTTTGAAATCCATGAAAGATATTCTTGAAGAATTGAAAACATCAAGTGATTTTCAGGCAGAAAGAGATATGATCAAGAACAATTTAAGAGAAATGTTTAACATGTACTAACCGCAGAAATGCGGTTTTTTATTTATGATACAGTGTATCTTTGCAAAAGATGTATGGTAAAAGAAAGGAGGTATATGGCATGGAAGAAAAAGTTATCAAAGTAGAAGAAACAGGCATCACAACCGGTACTATTGCTAGAACTGTATGCCTTGCGTTGGCTCTTATCAATCAAGTGTTGGCTATGTTTGGACATGGTACATTAGATATTGCCGATGATATGGTATACCAGTTAGTTACCATCTTATTTACGATTGGGACCGCAGTAATTGCATGGTGGAAAAACAACTCTTTTACAAGAGAAGCGCAAGCAACCGATAATGTAATGAAAAAGCTAAAACAGGAGGAATAATATATGAGTTTAAATTTTATTGACATTGCTAGTTATCAAGCAGGTTTGGATTTATCAAAAATTAAAACAGATGGGGTTATTGTAAAAGCTACTGAAGGCACAGGATATGTGAATCCATATTGTGATGGACATTTTCAGCAAGCTTTAAAATTGGGGAAAGTGTTGGGTGTTTATCACTTTGCGAGAAATGCTACAGGAAATACAGCTAAAGCCGAAGCTGAGTATTTTATCAAAAACACAAAAGGATATGTTGGAAAAGCTATCCCTGTGTTAGATTGGGAAGATGCAGATACAAGCAATGTTGATTGGGCACTTGAATGGTTGCAAATTGTTGAAAAAGCATATGGATGCAAGCCTTGGATTTATATGAGTGAATCTGTGGTAAATGCTCATGACTGGAAAAAAGTCGCTGATGCTGGTTATGGATTATGGGTTGCGAAATACCGAGATAATGAAGTTGATAAAAATTGGGATATGTCAAACGCTGGAACTGTGCCAAGCGTGAAATATTGGGGATTTTATGCAGCATGGCAATGGACATCTAGCTTAATGCTTGACGGATGGGGTAAACGATTAGATGGTAATATTTTCTATGGCGATAAAACCGCATGGGAAAAATACGTAGGAAAATCAGCTTCAAAACCATCAGAACCGGAAAAACCATCTAAACCATCAACACCAAGCACTAAATATAAAGTTGGCGATACAGTTAATATCAATGGTATTTATGTATCAAAAGATTCAAAAGAAAAATTGAAACCTGCAGTTTCAAGCGGAAAAATTACAAAAATTTATGCAGGTGCAAACAATCCGTATTTAATCGGAGATGGTACTGGATTTGTAAATGATGCTTGCATTACAGGTAAAAAAGGAAGTACATCGTCAAAAACATTAAAAGTTGGTATGAAAGCAAAACCTAAAAAAGCAATTTCATATGACGGAGTTAAACTAGATTCGTTTGTTACAAAAAAATACTTCAAAGTTATTGAAGTAAAAGGAAAACGTGTTGTCCTTGGAGATGGATTGAATACTGCGTTTAATATTGACAATTTAACATACTAAAATAAAACCTACCTCATTTGGGGTAGGTTCTTTTTTTTATTTCAAAATATTATACAAATCATCAATAGTCATGTCTAATGTTTTAGCGATTTTATACGCATTTTCAACTCTCATATTACCAATAGAAGTTTTCTCTAATTTTAAATCTGAAATAGTAGCGTTTGGCACTCCGCTATCTTTCGAAAGACGAAATGCTGAAATATTTTTTTCTTTTAATAATTCTTCAAATGTCATTAGATGCACCCCTCTAATATTTCTCTTATTTCATCAAACATGGCATTTCTTTCCTCCTCATTACTTTCGAGTTCAATCATGTTTTCCAGCTTCATGACTTCATCAGGGTAGCAATCCCCATAGAAGTCCTTTTCAACTTCATTTTCTTCTGCGATTTCGTCAACGATGTCTCTTACTTTCATTTCTACTTCATAACGTGTTAATTTCATAATCTTTTACCTCTCTTTTGTCTATGTATAGGCGCTTTTAGGTAGCGCCTTGACCTTTTATAATGTGTTTAACAATTCAACTAATCCGTTTACATTTAAATGACTTTTTACAACACTTCCTTCTCTGTCATAAACTTCATACTCATCATTGTAAATACCAGCCATATTAAATGTGTAATAACCTTTTTCGCTTAATTTCTGTTCAACTTCTCTAAATTTCATTTTAATTACCTCTCTTTACCTTACACCTATATTATAACGGATTACCGTCATAATGTCAACACTTTTCTAACGATTTACCGAAATTTTTTATTTTTTTAGTGGAATACAAAAATGGAATAAATATATATTGAAAACATGCCTTTTTATTCCTCTAAAATACTAAATTAACCTATATTTATCGTTTGTTTACATTATATATATATTCCCCTCATCTGCTCCATGTATGATAAATAAAGGCTTATTTCACTGTGTGGTCTACAAATGGACTAAAAAATAAGCCTTTTTTTTATTTGCTTTTTGTGACATAATATCCTTGCGAGGTGGTAGTATGTCAGTATTTTTAGACGAAAAAACAGGGAAATGGTATTTCTATGGAAGATATCCAAAAGGTCATCCAAAAGCTGGAAGATGGTATAAAAAAAGAGGCTTCACAACTCCAAAAAGGGCAGAAAAGGCAGAAAAAGAATTCAGAGCGAATTGGCTTGACGAAAAAAACAATGTAATTCCCACAATCACATTTCAAGAACTGATAAAAGAGTTCATGGTTTATCAGCAAAAAAAAGTAAAAGAATCAACCATCAAAAGCGATAAACACATTTACAGAAAAATAAATGGGCGCATTGGACATATTCACTTAAGCAATTTAAGCAAAGAACTCTTACAGGAATACATTGACGAATTAGATCAAACGTATTCAAAGAACTACGTAGAACGCATTTACTATGCCATCCAAAAAGCCTTATCGTATGCAAAATTCAAGGGGTATATTCAAGCAAATTATATTAAACAGGTAGAAATATCCGCTCGAAAAGACGAAATAAAAAAAGACATAGAATACTGGGAACTTGATGAATTTGAAACATTTATAAATAGTGTGGATGAAATTCAATGGAAAACCATCTTCATCGTATTCTACTGGATGGGCATAAGAAGAGGGGAACTTATGGGATTATCCCCTTCCGATATAGATATGAAAGAGAAAACCATGAGAATACATTACCAGTATAGTGTAAAAACACTTAAAAGGACCACACCGAAGTCAAAAAACAGTATACGTACAATCACGATGCCCGATGAAGTCGTGAAACAACTCGAAATATATATCGCAAGATTAAAGGCTTTCGGCACTTATGACGAAACAAGTACATCACTGTATTTGTTTGGCGGTGTACTTCCAATATCTGCCACAACATTTGACAGAAGGCTAAAATACTACATCAATCAAGTCAACAAAAACGAACAACTCATAACTCCTATAACTCTTCATGGGTTCAGACACTCCCACGCCTCTTATTTAATAAACAACATGAAAGACAACTACTCTATATATGACATTGCTAAAAGGCTGGGCGATACAGTAAATACAATACTTTCCACGTATGCCCACTGGTTCAAGGGAGCAGACAGGAAAATGGTTGACATGATAAATAATATACAGGGAAAAGAAAAACATGTTAGACAGGCTAAAAATGATGACTATGAGCGCTTAAAAATGTTAAAAGAATTGTATGATACAGGAATATTAACGGATGATGAATTTACCGCCAAGAAAAAGCAAATATTGAACATATAAAAAGCCACATAACGTGGCTTTTACATTTTATAAATATATTTCCCTTTTTCTGAATTTATATCTCTAATTGATTTTATTGCTATGTTTTTATTCATATTTCCAAAATTAATTAAATAATCCTTAGTTCTTAATTTTATACTGTTTATTTCTCCGTTTAATAAATAGCAAATCTCTCCGTGACTTTCATATGATTTTCCATCGTTTGATATTTCAAAAAATAATGTAAAAGGTGTCTTTTTTCTTCGCCCTGTTTTTGTTAGTGGGCCAAAATGCAATGTAACATAATCGTAATCAGATTTATCGAAATTCAATTTATTAATATTTATTAATGGTATATTTATTCCCAGATTATTGCTTGCCATATTTATTATATCATTAATACATACTATGTCTTTTATAATCTTATTTCTGTATTCTTGAGAAATAAAATATGAATTATTCATTTGATCGTGTGACTTCATTTTTTTAATATCAAAAAAATATTCATCATTATCATGCTCTTTTAAAATGTTTATTTTCTTTTCTGCACATTCAATTAAAAAATTTAATTGACTTTCAAAAAATAGATAATTCTCTATAAGATCGGAAGAGCGTCGTGTAGG